AGATATTACGGCTAGTGTGTCTAGTACTAAGATTGTTATTACAAACACAGCAGGTAAAGATATTACACTTGCCGCTGGTACAGGTACAATGCTTGCAGACTTAGGTCTTACAGCAGCTACCTCAACTAACTGGGAAGCTCTAAGTTATGAGCCAAATACAGTTACACCAACAGGTACAACAGCAGATGGTACATTATGGTATGATAGTCGTGTAACAACAGTTGATATGTTAGAAACATATAACAACGCTGGTGTTACAACATGGCGAACATTGAGTACTACAATGACAGCATCTGCATCGGCGCCAACAACACCTTCAAGTGGTGATGTATGGTTAGATACAGTTAATTTAGAAGCATATCCAGCACTATCAAGATATAATGGTGCTACATGGGATGCAATAGATAACTCTGATCAATCATCTACAGCAGGAATTGTATTTGGTAACTTCCGAGCAACAGCAGCTTCAGCACTAGAAACAGGTGCGGTAGCTGGTGGCGGCGGTACATTAATTAACCCAGCAACATTTCCAGTTGGTATTTTGGGTTGGAACTTTATGGCATCAGGTTATGATGTTAAGAAGTACAACGCAACAGATGCTAAATGGTTTAATGAGTCAGGTTTACAATTAGATGGCAAGCCATGGATGGGAAGACATGCTCAAAAGAGAGTACTTACTGATTCAATGGCAGCTGCTCTTGCAGGTAGTGAAGAAATTCGAGCAGAAACAAGATTTTTTAATCTAATTTCTGCACCAGGTTTTGGTACAGAACTTCTTGATGAAATGAAGACACTTAATGTTGATCGTAAGGAAACAGCATTTGTTATTGGTGATACACCAATGAGGCTAACATCAGATGCCACTTCAATTAAGAATTGGGCATCTAATTATGCAGTTGCTGGAGAAAACGGTGAAGAGGGTCTTACATCATCAGGTTTTGATCTCGGTTTATGGTATCCAGGTGGTTGTTTAACAACAAACATCACTGGTGAGAATGTTGTACAACCAACATCACATATCATGCTACGCACAATGGGTTATAATGATCAAGTAGCGTATGAATGGTTTGCACCAGCTGGTTTTAATCGTGGTCTTGTAAACAATGCTACAAGTGTTGGTTATATTGATGCAGAGGGTGAATATGTACCTGAAGTATTAAACCAAGGACAACGTGATGTATTGTATACAAATAAGATTAACCCAATTGCATTTATGCCTGGTAGAGGATTAACTGTTTGGGGTCAAAAGACATTACATACAATAACAAGTGCGTTAGATCGAGTAAATGTATCACGATTGATTGCGTTTTTGCGTCGTCGATTTGATGATATGGTACAACCGTTCTTGTTTGAGCCAAATGATGAGTTTACACGAACTCAGGTGCTCAGCGTGTTTAATAGTTTCTTAGCAGACATGATAGTTAAGAGAGCATTATATGACTTCTTAGCAGTGTGTGATTCAAGTAATAACACACCAGCAAGAATTGATAGAAATGAATTATGGGTAGATGTAGCAATTCAGCCTGTTAAAGCAGTTGAATTTATTTACATTCCAATTCGTGTAAGAAATACAGGTGAATCACTAACTATTGCCGGATCGGCATAAGATAGAGATTTTCATTAAAACCCGAGTAAACGGGGGGTTAACCCCCCGTTCATTCGGAGGTAAGATTTGATAAATATTAAAAAGAAGGGAGATATTACATGGCTACAAAATTTGGTATTTCTGCTTCGGGCGGTGCCCGGGGCATTATACAGCCAAAATTAAAATATAAGTATAAAGTCGAATTCTCAGGTTTGCAAGGCCAAACTGGTAATGCCGCTGAATTTACACGAAATGTTATGACTGCAGATCGTCCGAAGATTACATATGAAGAAGTTCCAATTCATTCATATAACTCACGTGTCTATGTAGCTGGTAAACATGAATGGAATACAGTTGGTATTACGTTTCGGGATGATGTTGAAAACAGAATTGTTAATTTAGTCGGTCAACAAGTTCAACGACAAGTAGATCATCATAATCAAGTTTCAACTATGAGTGGTCAAGATTATAAGTTTGGTGTTAGTGTATCTGTACTGACAGGGCAAGATGAATCTAGTTCTGGTGTTATTGATGCATGGCATTTAGAAGGTTGTTGGATTACAAATGTTGATTACGATGCAGGTGATTATTCTGCAAGTGATCCAGTTACAGTTATTCTAACAATTCGTTTCGATAATGCATTACATGCAGGGTCTGGTGGAGCGTTAATGCCAGCAGGTAATACAACAGCTGCCGGTACAACTGCTACTCTAACAGCAGGTGATACATCGTCGACCTTTACCTAATAAATTATGGCGAAGTATAGTAAAACAGCTGATCTTACGCTTGCACAGTCTAGAGCAGCTGCTTCAGAATATGTACGCGGGGCGTCAGAGGCGCCCCGAGTACATGGTACCACTAGTTCTCATTGGGGTAAGCTTCCCCGATTTAAGAATCAATTTTTCGTTGGTTTTGCGTATTCCGACTTAACTAACTCTCCAGCAAATTTAAAAGAAAACATCGAATTAACTTATAAAGTTAGAACTATCGATGCACCACGGTTTGAGATTGATACAGAAACATTAAATCAATATAATAAGTCTAGAATTCTTCCTATGAAAATAAATTATCAACCAATTAATATTATATTTTGGGATGATCGTAGTAATCTTATTAAAGATTTTTGGGATAAAAATTATAAATTTTATTTTAAAGATAGTTCAGGAAAAAGTGATTTAAATTATGTTCAAACTGTGTCTGATAAGATAGTGGATTCAAAATTAGGTGTTGCTGGCGGAACAGAACCAGCATATGATCATTTTGGTTATAATATGGCTAATAAGTTTGAAAGAAAGAATTTATATGCATATTTGTCGTTATATCTTACAGCAGGTGGTAATTTTTTCAGGACAGATATTGTTAATCCTTTTCTTCAATCAATGCAAAATGATAATTTTTCTCAAGAATCTTCTGGTGAATTAGCACAAATTACTACAACTTGGGGATATGAAGCTATTGTTTATTATGACGCTGGTAAGATAGAAGACGAACCACCGTTAGTTGCAATGTTAGATAATACTATTTTTAATCGTGTAGGTAATTCGCCAATAGTTAATCAAGAAATTCCTAAAATTCGACAAGTGGAACCAAATATAGATAATTATGATGCATTTGCAGGTGGACGGGGCGGTAGGCGAGAAGAGCTTGCTGTGGATGATTTTACACCAACACAACAGAATAGTGTATTGATTAGTCCAGAAGAAGCCAATGTAGCAGTTAGACAAGTAGCAAGTAGAAAAGCAGGTCCTCCTCCAAAGAGCACCGCACAACAATTTGCAGATGAAGGTATAACAGCGGCAGATATATTAAAAGTAGAAAATACAAACACATTTACTCGAGAGCAAAGTTTTGCCGGTGAAGGTGAAGGTTTTTCTGCAAGTCCTACTGCTAAGAGTGATAATTATATTGATCAAATTCAACGTCAAGCATTGAACTCAACTACTATACCAGTTCAGAATAGTGCTGTTGCTACCAATCTTAAACAAGTTAAAGAAGATATTGCTGAGAAAGCTCAATTAAAGCCAGATGAAGATACTAAAAACGCCGAAAATAGTGTGGATAGCCATCCTAGTCCATCAAAAGCAGCTTTAGAGTCTGAATTGGAAGATGCTAATCATAAGATTGAAGTTAATAAGAAGCGATTGGAACGCGGTCTAAAGAAGATAGCCGACCTCAAAGCAAGAGGTATAACTTCCGGTTGGTCATATGATAGAGCATATAACAGGGTCTATGGTCCATCAGGCTATAAAATGAAAAATGTGTTACTGAATGATAGAGGTTTTGCTATAGAACAAAAAATAGCAAAACTTTAACATATTGTAATAAATTTTTTATATAAATATTATTATGGCTAATCCTACAAGTGACGTAACAGCGGCTGTTAAACGATTTGGAAAACCTTCCACTGAAAATACTGATAGTACAGCAATAGCAACTATTAATCAAACTAATTTAACGGTTAGTGGTAGTAAATTAGATATTGTTATTGGAATGTTTGAACGAGAAGGTGTTATTGCCAGTAGAGAAGTTATAGAAACAATGTCTATACTTTTATTAGAATCTGCAAAAGCATTAAATGTAGACATAGATGAATTATTAAAAATATCCACTGATCAAAAAAGTATACTTTCTTTTACGGAACTTGGTGTAAATATGGTTAATAGATTTCGTCCTATTACTAGTAAAATTGGTTTAAACACAGTATCAGTAACTCCTGCTAAAACAAAACTAGTTAATAGAAATATTCTTGCGTAATGGCTAAATTTTCACAAGGTGTTTTTACACCAAAAAATGTACAAAAATATCTCGGAACAAAACAACCTAGGTATAGATCAGGTTGGGAATTAGCATTTATGCGAATGTGTGATGCCCATCCTAATATAACTGGTTGGGCAAGTGAAGCAATTAAAATTCCATATATTCATCCAATCACAGGTCGTAGAACACAATACGTACCTGATTTTATTATACAGTATGCCGATAAACGTGGTAAAAATCATAC